CTACAACAGCTTGGTTATTTATAGTTACTACTGATAGCCCTGTGCTGACGGAATACAATTTACCATTTACTTGAACAGTCGGACTGCTAACACCATCAAAAACATCATCTGTACCGACTATAAGATATGTTGATCCTGGAGAATTGTATGTAGATGAAATAAATTCAATATCTGTATCATTTGCAAAAATACTTGTATTAATATCATTAAACCCTGTTAATACACTGGAATCAGAATGTGTTGAATACTGTAGTTTTGTATGTCCACTACTATTTAAATAATGAATAACCAAACTATGGCTTTTACCGTTATTTTGTCTAAAATTAGCTGATTCTATTGCTTTAAATGTTCCAACAATAGGTGTTCCATATTCTACCCAGGATCCAAAAGACAATGCATCGTTATAATATAAAATAAATCTTACCCCTGTGTTTTGAGCAATAAATAAATATTCGTGATTTACATCAGAAGATCCAAGAGATCCATTCGTTTTAAAAAAATTTGTAGAAGATATTGAAGCAAGACCAACAAATTGACTTGCTGTTATTCCACTGGTGCTAATAGTAGAAACACTATCAGAGGGTGTGATCTGGTAGAGAGCAATTCCTTTAATCAATAAATAAAGGTTACCATTAACTACTTTCATCCAAGAATCGCCAGTTGCAAGGGTTGATGATAAGTTAGAACCCACAACAGATTCAGATACAGTTCCATTACTACTGCAAGTGTATTTTACTATAAAATTATTATTAGATCCACTTTCTGTGTATGAATGATGCACATAAATAGCGTTATTAAACCCAATCATGCTTCCTGTAAAGTATACACTTTCATCTCTGTAAGTATCATGAAATTGAGTGCTTAAATCAGCTACAGAAGAACCAACACAAGTAATTAAATTTTTTCCCTCCTGCGAAACTTTTGCAATACTTAATGCTCTACCATTCATAGATGCGATTGCTACATCATATATTTTTCCCTGTAAAGTGCTGTTGTGAGATATTGAATCATGCATTAATAAATGAGTATTATGCTTCCCACTAAAAGATTGTGCCGATGCACCAGTTGCTAATGTGTTACTAAAAAAACTACCACCCCATGTCTGGGCAGTATCTGTATTGATTCCTACTTTGGTTGTAGAAGGGATTACATCGGCAGATTCATATACTCCTATTGGTGTTGCTGGGCTCCCACTTGTGATAGATGTTTGTGGGGATGCATTATTTTTAATATCCTGGACTAATACCTGGTCATCTTCTGTAATGCCATGTGGTGATGCTGTTTGAAACCATACAATATTATCTTCTATTTGTAAATGATCTGTTACATCGGGTAATGAACTATCCCACCACCATAATTTTACGGATTGATCGGTAGCTTCTACCGTTACTAATAAATATCGATACCCATCTCCTGCATCATTAATATCTCCTTCAAACTTATCCGATACAAATGTAAATATATTATGCACTGTATAGGCTTTGGATGGGCTATAAGAATCGTTTACAAAGGTTAAGCCAATAGAAGGTATACCCGAAGCTGTTCCAGCCCCAAATGTCTTTTCTAATTTTCCTGCCTGGATCTTTAGGTTTTTTATTTCCTGGGCAACATTATCTGGAAGATCTTCAATATCAGCATTGGTTAAAACTCCATCAAATTCTTTTATGTCAATAAAATTTGCCATTAAGGATTTGGATAATTAGGGTAGATAGGATCAATTAATGAATTAGAGGAAGAATAATCAAAGGGTAACCCTTCTCCTACGACTCCAGTAGCTGGATTCTGGTTGTATTTACCCAGATATTCATAAGCCCTGGTTAAAGCATTGTTCATGCGATCTTGTTTATTTACAGTTCTCCATAGTTCTGCTTCTGCAAATTCCAGGATTGCATCGTGAAAAATAGCATTTAAATCTGGAGCTATTGCTGGGGATGCTGTGCTGTTTAATACAGCAGGTGTTTTCATGTAGTAGCAGTCTACCTTCGCAGTATTGTTATAAATATATATTCTGTTTTTAAATATAAAGTACACTGGCTCTGTGCCATTAAAGGCAACATATCCTGTGCTGAAATCTTTGACCATATCAAAAGATACTTTGCGAATAAAGGTACTGTTTTGTATTCGTATTCCTAAAATACCTAATGGTCCACCAAATGGATCCGAGTCTAATGCTCCTGCTTGTGTTGGTATAAAATAGCTACTAAAATGGCTATCTACATCGGTATCAGTAGACATAGTAATATCGGTTTTAATTACCTGTAGATCAGTTAATAAATGTGGGTGTAACGACTGAATCACTTTATCCTGGGCACGATTCAAATATCGTTCTTTGATAGTCGTAGAAAAGAGATCCCCTGCTGTATCTTCCATTCTATCGCCTAATATGGTTACCATGTCTGCTGTTGTCATAATATTTCCAGTTATCACAGCCCCAGGAAAACCCCAGGGCTGTAATCGTTATTCAGTTACTTAAGCGTAATCCAATGGTGAGTAAAGATCTTCTACAACACAATGAGCCTTACGGTTTGTAACAACCATATTCCCATAAGTATGTACTTTCTGCACAAATGTGTTACTTTGTGTATCTTCAATCATATCGGATGCAGTGAACTTTGCACCAGAGTTAAAGAACATATGCAAGTATTCTGTGTTGATAAAATAAATTCTACCATCAAAGTTTGTACTTGCTACTGCTGGAGAAGCAACCTGCTGTTGTGCAGTTACCATATCCTGGTCAGCTATAATGTCAATTCCTCTGAAGTTTAATCCAGTGAATCCCATTGAACCCATTTTTTCAGACATTTTACTACCTGTTTTTCGTGGATCAATTTCGCTTTCAATAAGATCATACAAATACTGTGGCACAACAATTAAGTCTGGGTTTTCACCAGTTTGAGCCCTTGCATTTGCAACACCTTTAGCAAGAATACGAAGGATGTAAGTGTTTTTACTTGCATCAACCATATTAGCTTCTGATATATATTGAACTCCAGCATCTGGAGAATCACCTACATAATCACCACTTGCATCAGAAAAACTATCATGATCTAATACAGGTGTTTTCCACCATGAATTAGATCCAGGTGCAAGACCACCAGCAGTTGCTGAATCATCCAACAAAACACCTAATGGATTGAAGGCATCGGTTGCCAATGAAGTTGCAAACAAATTCTCTGCGACTTTCTTCTCTAATCCTTTTTGAAGGTTTTTTACTTTTGCACCAACAATGTTTTTGATAGCCTGTGGGCTATTCATTAACAATGTTTCTTCCTTTGTTACAAGAAAGTGACCTGTTAGCATTGTAGGATTGTAAGATGCTGTTTTTGCAATTTCAGCTTTTACTGGTGTGTACCCAGTTGCAGGACTATCTGCATTGGCGAGACCATGTCTATCACCAAATACGCTTACACCAGCATCTGCGTGTTCTATTGGTACAACGATTTCACGACCATTAAAGGTCTTTGCTTTTGCCTTCAGTATTGCAAGTAATGGATGAGACTTCTTAAAGATGTTATCATACAAAACAGGCATATAATACTGTTGGATTAAGGCACTTAATGAAGCAGAACCAGTTCCACTTACTACTATGTTAGACATACGCTAACTCCTTATTTCCGTTATGAATTAAAAAATGTTGCCACATCAATATCTTCGTAATTCGTGATCTTTGATTGTTTATCACTCTTTACGCCTACTTTCTTTTGGACATTGACAGGCACAGATGGTTTTGCTTTTACAGGAGTTTCTACTTTCGGTTTATCAAAACTCATGACTTTGTAGGCTTCTTCCAGCGTTAGTAATCTTCCAGACTCTTCGTGGGCGTTTATTGCATAGTCTAATACTTCCTGGACTTGCTCACTTTTTAACGAATATTGTGCTTGGAGATTGGACATCGACTGGTCTAAAACCTTTTCAGCTTCCATCATTTCTACTTTTTCCTTTGCTTCTGCTAATTCAGATTCAAAGGGATTCGGAAGATCCTTGTTTTCCATCTTTAGGGACTGTTCAAACAGTTGCCCTGCTTCTTCACCAAGTTCATCTTCAATCGCTTCTTGAAGCGTATCTCTGAACTCTTCCGATTTGTTTAGTTGTTCTACTAATTGAACCAAAGGCTCTACAGCCCTACGCTGATCTGCTACTTCCTGGGCTTTCTCCGTATTGGATTTGCTCCATTCGTGGCGATTATCAGCATCCTTTTTCCAGGACTCTATATCTTCAACAGTGAATTGTTCGCCATCTTCTGTTTCGTAGTATGATGTTTCCTCTTCACCATCAGATAGTTCCTGTTGTGGTTCATTAGGTTCTTCTGTTTCGGCTGGTTCTACTGACTCTGTGGTCACAGCCTGTTCTGTATTCGATTCCTGTTCTGATTGCTCTCCCAAGAGTTCCCCAGGGATCGGAATATTGTCGTAGTCATCCGTAGAGGGTTGTACTTCTCCCACTGTTGGATCTCCACTAAAATTTCCCACCTGTATCTGTTCAGATTCTGGTGTTACTTCTAAATTTGTTGTTCCTACTACATTTATTTTTGACATATTGTTATCCTTTCAGTTGGTCTTTCGACACTGGTTTTGAGTAAAAAAAAAGCCCAATGATCGCCAGGGTGTCCTGGGTAATCACTGGGCTTCTTTGTTAAAGATTGTCCCTATATTTTTATGAGTTACTTTATTCTTTTAGCTTAATACTTTTCCTTTCATTGATGTTCGCTACACCACCTTCAAAAAAATTAATTTCAATTTTTCCTGTAAACTTTTTTGCGATCTTTAATTGCAAATATGTAAATAACTTTCTCATTACTTTGTTGAAAAAAACATTAATAAAACACACCGTTTTCCAGCGTGTTGAGTTACCTTATGTTTCATAGGGTTGTTAAACTTTCCTGCTGAATACAATACACCATTTAAATAATGGTCTTTAATCTCAAATTCTTTTCCCTCTTGCTCAAAAAACAAATTGCCACCCTCAAATAAATTATTAGGGCTCAATAGCAGAGTAGATCCATAATTACACCATGCCATATGATTGTCTACCAGTTTCCCATCTTCTTCTTTGCATCCATCGTAATGCCATTCATGTCCTTTTGGTCGTGTTTCTATTCTCCAATAGCTTGGACTTGTTAATACCAATTCCTGGTTATCTAATTCCGATTGATACACTTTTGCTACCTTTTGTATGCTTTCATGAGAAAAGTCAGAATACATAGCCCCAGATTTCCCCATATCCTGGAGATCTTTTGCTTCGGTAGGGGTAAGTATGCCAGAAATAACCTGGATCATTAATATCCTTTTGATTTTGACAATGCTTTCTTGTACTCCTTCATTCCTGCTTTTGTGTATTTAAACTTCTTTGTTTTCCCTTTCATTTTTAGTTTTGGCATTGTGTTATCCTTTTGTTAAGTGATGGGCAGAAAAACCTCAAGCCCTGGGTTGATCCATATTTGGATCTTCTCCCTGCCCACCAACCAATCCTGCTACAGTGATAATACGATCCTGTATTTCACCTGGTAGTTGTTGAAAATCTGACGTTTCAGCCAAAGCTGGGTTTGCCATTATTAATTGTGCTAATTGTTCTTCTGCTGGTCCTCCCATTCCTTCCTGCATAATAGCTTCAATTAACATTCCTAACTGCTGTTGAAGTTCTTCTGCTTGTTGGACTTGTTGCTGTGGGGGAACCATCTGGTTACGAACATACCAATTCTGTATGATGTCCTGTTTATCGCTTACATTGAGAGCATTAACAACCTCTTCAATACCATAGATCCCTGCCTGGTAAAATTCCATTGCTCGTTCTTCGTTAGCGACTCTGCCTTGTGCATATCTGGATCCATTGGTAACATCTATATCAAATTCACTATCAGCTAATCGCTTGGCTGTTCCAGGATTAAACTCTGGTGTGCCTTCTTCGTTTCCATCTGCATCATAGACAGCCATTGGATTGTACTCTGTAAACTCAAATGATCCTTCTGCATCTCGTTGCCTAATAGATTTAATCTCTTCATCAAAGGTTAAGATCATCTGCACCATGTACTCACCTATTTCTTTTGTAAGTCTGGATACATCTTTGTTTATCTTGTGTCGTATTCTGGTCTGACTGGCTTCCTGCAAGGCTACAATGGCTCTACCAGACAAATCTTTTTCACTGCGACCTTGTGTGACATCATTTACACCAGTAATTCTTTCCATAAACTGACCAACCTGGGCAATATAATTCTGTATATATCCTGAAATTGGAGGAGGTGACTCAAACGTAACATCGCTTGGATCTACTACAGTTATTTCTTCTCCAGGGGCTCCTGTTATTGGTCGAGTTAATTGACCTTTGGCTCGTTGGGTTACTTTCCGAATTGGAAACCCCATACGCCTAATATTTTCATTAATAGCACTAAAGGTTTCATTCATCGCTTTGGTCTGTGTCCGAACATTTTCTGTTTCAGCCAT